CCGAGGGTGACGTTCTGTGGCCGGCGATGTACGGGCGCGACGAGCTCGACCGTCGGCGCGCTTCAATGGGCGCCCTCGCGTTCGAGTCGCAATATCAGCAACGGCCGACCCCCAAAGGTGGCGCGATCTTCAAGGCCGAAGACTTCCAAACATGGGGGGTCCCCGGCTCGAGGTATCCGGTCCTCCCGCGCCGGCGCGACATGGTCCTCACGCAATCGTGGGACATGCGGTTCGGCGATTCACAGAAGGCCGAAAGCTCGTTCGTCGTCGGGCAGCTATGGGGGCAGATCAACGCCGATCACTTGCTGCTCGATCAGGTTCGCGGCCGGTGGGATTTCGTCCAGTCGTGCGAGCAGCTCGTCGGCCTCTCGGCCGCATGGCCCGAGGCGATCGAGAAGATCGTCGAGCGTAAGGCGAACGGGGAGGCCGTCCGATCGGCGCTCAAAGATCGGATCCCAGGGATCGTCCTGATCGACCCCGAGGGCGGGAAGGATTCGCGCGCGTTCGCATCGCAGCCGTACTTTCGCGGGAAAAACGTGTTCCTCCCGCCCGAGCACCTCGCCCCGTGGCGAAAGGAATACGAGGCCGAGTTGCTCTCGTTCCCCCTCGGGCGGCACGACGACCAAGTCGACGCGACAACGCAGTATCTGGTAAACCAGGGCGCGAACGCGATCGGCGTGTTCGAGACTGCTACCCGTGCCATGAATCGGTGAACCGAATGCTCGAACGCCTCGACAACTTCCTTTCGACGATCACCGGCCTCGGCACGACCTCGAGGGACAAGGCCGAAAGCTACATCGCCGCGGCGCCCCCCACGGTGAGCGACGAGGAGCTCGCCGCGATTTACGACGGGAACGATCTCGCGTCCGCCATGGTCGAGCGGGTTCCCTCCGAAATGTTCCGCGAAGGCTACCGGGTGATCGTGCGCGACGAGGACCCCGACGAGGACGCCCCCGACGACGACGGATCCGAGGGGATCGAGACGGGCGAAAACATCGTCGCGGCCCTCGACTCGTTCGGCGTGAATAAGGGGATCCTCGAGGGCCTGATCCTCGAGGGCGTGTTCGGCGGTGCGATCCTCGTGTTTCTCGTCGACGACGGCGGCGATCAGTCGGCCCCGCTCGACCTCTCGCGCGTGCGAACGCTCGCGGGTGTGCAGGTTTACGATCGGCGCTACGTCGAGACGGCGAAGCTCGTGTCGGATCCAATGTCGCCGAGCTACGGGAAACCCGAGGTTTTCAAGCTCCGATCCGAAACGAAGTCGCAAGGGTCGGCGACCGTCACCACGGCCGAGGCGTTCGTTCACGCGTCGCGGTGCCTCGTGTTCCCGGGCCTCCCGCGCGCGTCGCGCTCGACCTCGTCCTCGCGTGAGGGATGGGGCCGATCGCAGCTCGAAAAAACCTACGTCGCGTTGCGGTCTCACTCGGTCGCATGGCGATCGATGGATCACCTAATGACCGACGCGTGCCAAAGCACCTACAAGGTCAAAGATTTTATGAAAATGATCGCCATGAATAAGGGCGATCTGATCACCGAACGACTGCGCGTCGTCGACTACAATCGATCGGCCGCGCGCGCGGTAGTCCTCGACGCCGACGGCGAGTCGCTCGAGCGGGCCCCGCATGGGCTCGGCGGCCTCGAGCGGATCTTGCAGGAATACAATCAACGCCTCGCGGCCGCGGCCGATCAGCCGGCCTCGATCCTGTTCGGCATGTCGCCCGCGGGCCTGAACGCGACGGGCGAAAGCGACCGGAAGATCTTTCTCGACAAAGTTCGCGCGCGGCAAGAAAGCACGCTTCGACCGCTGCTCGACCGGGCGATCAGGATCGTGTGCTCGGCCAAGAACGGCCCGACTAAAGGCTCGGTCCCCGGTGCGTGGGATCTCGAGTTCCGCCCCCTGTGGCAGCTTTCCGAGCTCGAGGCCGCGCAGCTTCGCTACACGCAGGCGCAGACCGATCACCTCGAGATCGTCGATCAAGTGATCCTCCCCGAAGAGGTCGCCCTTTCGCGGCATACCCCGACGGGTTACTCGACCGAAACGCAGATCGACCGCAAGTCGCGGAAACTCGCGATCTCGGACGAGGCGACCCGGGGCGAGGACGACCCCGAGGCGTCGTCGATCATGGCGCCGGCCCCGACCGACGGCGCCGTCCCGATTCAACAGCAAGCACTGAACGGCGCGCAGCTCGCGGCCGCACAGGAAGCGGTTCGAGCCGTCGCGGCCGGGGCGATCCCGCGCGAGTCGGGGATCCAGATCTTGATCTTGGGTTTCCGCATGACCGAGGCCGAGGCCGAGGCTCTTATGGCAACGGCCGGGACCCCGTCGTTCGTCCCGTCCTCGCCCGAGGCCGCGCCGACGAATGCCTGAGCAGGTCAGCGCCGAAAAGTTTCTTCGCGCCCTCGCCGAGCTCCCGATCCCGGCCCCGCGGGGTAGGGGGCGGGCCCGTCGACGGAAGGCCGTGGGCAAGCCCCAGCGGCCGCCCCGGGCACTCCAAATGCGCTACGCCCTGGCCCTCGAGGGCCTCGTCGCGGCGATCGAGAAGGCCGTTCGAAAGATCGTGATCCCGGCCCTCCCCCGGCTGATCCCACGACGCGACGCCGAGGCCGCACGCCTGGACGCTACCGCGGGGGAGGTCGACGCCCTGCTCGAGCTGCTCTCCCGGGAGCTCGAGCCGGTGTTCTCGGGCGTGCAACTTCGACGCCTCGCCGACGTCGCCGGCCGCCGCACGAACGAATGGTCGCTCGCCGAGACGGCCCGGCAACTGCAAGCGATGGGCGCCGGGGCCGCCATTCGAACGGCGGCGACGGCCGAGCAGGTCGATCTTTTCGTGTCGACGAATATCAAGCTGATCCGCTCGATCGAGACGACGGCCCTCGGCCGCGTCGAAAACCTCGTTCTGCAAGGTGTCCGCTCGGGCGCCCGTCACGAGGACCTCGCCGCGCAGATCGTTTCGGACCTCGACGTTAGTTATTCGCGCGCGCGCACGATCGCCCGCGATCAGATCTCCAAACTGAACGCCGAGCTCGCCCGCGTGCGGCAATCGCAGGCCGGGATCACCCATTACGAGTGGCTAACAACGATCGACGGGCGCGAGCGGAAAGAGCACGCCGACAACGACGGGAAGATCTTTGCCTACGACGATCCGCCCATGGAAACCGGGCACCCGGGCGAGGACGTGAATTGCCGGTGCCAGGCGTTGCCGATCCTCCCCGAAACCGTCGTCGAGGATCCCGACTCGCCGACCGGGTTCGCCGTCGACGAGTCGGCGATCCAGGGCGACTAGGCGCGGCGCGAGACGGCCTTCGCCTGGGCAAGGCACCGGGCGACGCGGCGGCGCTCGTTCCACTGACGGGCGAGCTCGGCCTCGGCGAGGGCGTCGAACGCCGCCCGGCCCGCTTCGCCGCCGTTGCCGGCGAGGAGCAGGAGCGCGAACGCGTACTCGTAAACCGCGCGGCGGCCGCGTGCGCACTGCGAAGCGACGTCGAACGCGAGCTCGAGGTCGGAGGGTTTCAGGTTCGGGTGAATCGTTTGCGTGTTTTCCATGTTCTAAGAATAGCGAAACTCGGAAGGCCGGGCAAGTCGACCCCGGTCGATTTTGGGGGCGATGTAGGCTATCGCCGCCGGGCCGCTGGATTCGCGAGGGATTCGAGCCGGCCGAGCCGTTCCCGAAGGTCGGCGAGCTCGGCGAGGGCCAGGTCGAGGCGACCGTCGAGGCCCCCGGGAGCTCGGTCCCCGGCCGCGTCGAGGTATGCCTCGAGGGCCAGGGTCACGAGCACCTCGAGGCCGACCCCGCGGATCCGAGCAGCGGCAACGGCGAGATCGCGCACGGGCCGGGCGATCAGAACGGAAACCTCGGCGCGGTCTAGTTGTGTCACTTGCCCGATCCTCGCATGAAAGCGACGACCTTTCGCGCCCGTCCGAGGGCCGCGGTCGACGACGCGAGGGCGTCGAGCAGGGCGTCGACGAGCTGATCGGCCTCGACGACGACCGGGGTCGGGAACGGCGGCGGCGCGCCGGGAGGGTCGACAAATTGAAGGCGGGCGCCGGGCGCTCTACCGAAGATCGCCGATTCGACGACGAGGCTGATCGGGATCTGGTAGTGGCGAGCCTCGGCCTGAACGAGCTCGATG